TGCGCAACGATCCCAAGTATCCTGACACCTGGGGGCTGGCGGGTGGCAAGGTAGAATACGGTGAAACACTAATTGCAGCAGTGGAACGAGAGTGTTCGGAAGAACTGGGTGCCATGCCCGAATACAAGCAATTGATTCCCATTGAAAAATTCACATCACCTGATTCGGCATTTGAATATCATACCTTCTGGTGTCGTGTGGAGCAGGAATTTGTGCCTGAACTGAATCATGAACATGTGGGCTATGCCTGGATTGGCACAGGACGTTGGCCCAGGCCCTTGCATCCTGGATTGTGGAACACTGTGAATCTAGACGCTGTGCAGCAAAAGATTCGTCAGATTGAACAGACTTTGTAGTCTTGTTTTACAAATCCTTGATATTTGTATTATAGATTGTTTTTTCCAGGAATTCTTTATGAGTGGGCAAAGCCGCAACAATCTTTTGTATCTGTCGTTGATGCTCTTGCCACTTCTGATATACTGCGGTTTCGTATCCGGGTGGTTCTTTAAATTTACGATCTAAGAAATCTTTAAGAGCCGGATCCATTGGATTATAGCCCATACCAGCGGCAATATACATAATCCCGCCCAGTTCCGTAGAATAAATTCTAGAACGATGCTGTGCGTTGGCTATATCGTTGTAGGAGTTGTACATGCTGGGAGTGAAATCAGTCATTGGACGACTGTATGTTATATCGCTTGTGGCTGCTTTCCAGTACGGAGTATCATTTCTCATGCTCATTGCATAGTGTTGACTGATAAAATGTTTGAATCCACTGATTTGTTCATAAAATGCATGATTAAACAAATCAACATCAAATTGAGTAACTGTGCCATTACGCATACTCAGCATTGCAATTATTTTGACAATTGCTTCGTGAGTCAACATTAATCCGGTTGATTCCAACGGTTCAATAAATCCATTGGCCAAGCCCACACCCACTACATTCTTTTCCCAAGCATGAGTATGTACGCCATGTTTTATTTTTATGTGTCTAAGTTCAGCAGCATCTGCTCGAGCAGCATCAGGAAACAACATACGGTTAGACTTTAGATGTTTTCTAAATTGCTGTTCTGCTTGCTCTTTGGTGGCAAATTTACTGGAGTAAACATATCCAGTTCCAATTCTGTTCCACAACGGAATATTCCAAACCCAACCTGCTTCAATTGCAGTGCAACTGGTATAATTTTCTAATTCTTTGTTTTTGTCAATGTAAGGAATAACTGTGGCAACTGCGCTGTCGTTCAACAAGGTGTCGTTAAATGATACAAAAGGAACGCCAAGTTTTTGTTCCAGCAACAACGATTTGAATCCTGTGCAATCGATATACAAGTCGGCAGTCAGTGTACCAGATGCCCGAGTAACAATGCCACTAATACTGCCATTGGTATCTTGTGTAGCATCAACCACAGTGTCTACTATGTGAGTCATTCCGTTAGGTAAACACAAATTATCTCTAAGATATGTGCCAAACAACGATGCATCCATATGGTATGCAGTGTCTGTTGCAAAATCAAATTCGCGCAGCTCACTATTTTCATTACGGGTCATCTTTCCTGCATCAGTCATTAAAACACTATCGTGATAAAATTCAGCAAAGTTTTCTGAGTTGATATCTGGGTACTTGGTTTTTATCAAAAACCAGTCCATTAGTAATCGAGGCTTGTCAGTAAAGTCATATCTGCCAAACGGATAATGAAACTTGTGCGGTTTTTCTTGGGGATTTTCTCTAAAGTCAATAAACTTGATACTGGTCTTGTAGGTTGCATTGCAAGCTGCCATCCAGTCTTCGTCTTTGATTTCCAACAACTGCATGAACTGATTGATATGCCCAATTGTGCTTTCTCCAACACCAATGGTTGGTATCTCTGGACTTTCAACCAGTGTTAATTTTATGTTGGGCAGTCGGCGGCAAATTGCCGCGGCGGTCATCCATCCTGAACTGCCGCCGCCAACAATTACGATAGATTTAATATTGTGATGCATGATTAGATATAGTTTACTGTGATTACCAAGCGTCTGTCATGATTTCGTGGCTTGGTGCTGGCATGGAATCTTGTTCCATTAAAAATACAAACCCTACCCTTTTTAGGTGCTGTACTAGCTACTGTTGTAAATGTTGTACGATCAGTATATTCTTTTATGGTCTTGTCAGTTATCTCTGGACCAATTTCGTCCAGGTGTTGGTCAAACAATACCGTATCACCGTCGCTGTCATTTACATAATAGCATGCGGTGTAATGTGGCCACAAAAAATCCACGTGCGGAGTATTGTGTGAATAGGTCACGTCTGATACCTTGGATAAAAATCCAATCCTGATACGAAACAACTGAGTCAGTGGATGACCGTTTGCTTCTGCAATACTGTAGACCAAGGGCTTGATAAATGAATACCACTCAGAGGGAGGTGTTCCGTGATCGTATGCCACATGGGCTAGGCCCGAGTTGCTACCGTATCCTGGAGTCGTAACGTCATTGATATAGTACCATGGAAATTCCCGTCGCAGTAGATCAGATTCAATTTGATCCGTGTATCCTTGGGGTATGATTTTGTCAAATACTTTTATATCGTTCATACTTGATTGAAATTTTTACGTAGTTGCAGTGCTGAATCAATGTCTTGCAGTCCAAAAGTACGCTCGCATTCATGACAATCCCAACATTGGCTGCGGCAATTTGTTAGTAATTTTTCAAGTTTTTGTCCTGGTTCTGTTGACCATATGCCGTTGTATACTTTGTATGACGTTCGCCAATCTGGTCCTGCTGTTCGTGTATCAATCCAGCCAGGTACCCAGTCGTGCATGGGAACTAAATTGTTCTCTACAATTTCATTGAAATCATTTGCATAGATAGTTTTACTAGGCAACGATACTGCTTGAGAAAATTTGCTAGGTGGTGCATAAAACCACACTGCTTTTAAAAACTCAGATTCAGCTGGCAGGTGAAATGGATTTGTTAATCTACCTGAATATTTAAATATGTCCACTAGATCTGCAAACTTGTGCAAAGTAGCGGCATCGTTGGCTATAATGTTGACTCCTGAACGAGGAGTTTCTGCAAACTGTGGCATTCCTCTCCAGCCATTGCAGGTCATATCAGCTGGTCCTGAAAAATACTTAGTGCCAATAACTTCACCAACGCTGTCGTGTTCTTTCTTGAATGGACAATGATATATGCAGGCCTCTGCTACCAGCAAACTGGTCAGCAACTTTTTCTTGGGATTCATGCTGTTGAGATAATCTTGTGCTCGCTTGATTCGTTTTAGTTCTCGAATATTTCGATTTAGACTGCGATCCAACAACACAGTATTATATCCCAAATATGCATAATCAACAAATTGTTGTGCGTCAAACACAATTTGATTGACTGTACTTTTCCAACGCATGTCTGGACAACGGTCTTGCAATGCGCCAGTACGCATGATGTGTTCACTACTCATGGTGCAACTTCTTAGGCCTCTATCATAATAGCTGCCAATCCATTCAACAAATTGTTTAGTAATGTGTGGATCAAACGCAACTTCGTGTGGCACTTCGACTGTGTTGAATGTTAGGCTAATTTCTAGTCCAAGCTCTTCTTGAAGTTTGAACAGATAATCAATTTGTTCGTCCGACGCTTCAACTCCCATAGGGTTGCCGCAACGACGGTTTTGTCCGTTGTAAACGTAGTTGAAATATTTTCCAAAATACACATCATGTATGTTTGCAATGTATTCCGGAGTTGCATTCTTCATCAACTGATAGAATGTCTTTGCATGTTCGCCGTGAAATTTATCAAAATGCGCTACTGAAAAGCGATTATTGAAGGTCATAAGTTGTATTGGTTAGGGGTTGTTTTGCGTAGCCTCAACATATGCCTGATTCCAAGCATGTACTGCTGCTGGATCATCTTTGGGAATTGCTGCCTTGACTTCAGCTATGTGCGTGGCCCACGGTCCTGTTACACTTATAGTACCAGTGGCTGAAATTTCTTTAAACAACATATCTAATTGATCGCCGGTTGAACCATACCCAATTCCTCGAGCAACTTTGTATCCTTGCTCAATAAAAACTGGATCATCAACAATAGAATACTTTACTACTACACTTGCATCAACATCCCATTTGTCAGCTTCAGTAGTATCGTCAGGAACATCGACCCACACAAAGTTTTCGTGTACTTCAAATTCTTCGCCAACAGCAACCACTTGACAGATTCTGCCGGGTTCATTGTAGTGTAATAATGCTTTTTTCATTGTATCGTCCTGAATTATTTATAGGTATAAACCAGCACCGAGCCATTTTCTCCACCGCCTCCGGTTTCGCTGCCATCAGTCCTAGCGCCCGGCCCTCCTGCGCCAAATGCACCGTTGTATATTTTGGTAGCTGTTGCTCTGGAGAATGGTCCGCCGCCACCAAAGTAGCCAAATCCACCGCGGCCACCGGACCAGTGGTTCACACTGTTGGTGTGACCGCTGCCCGCTCCTCCACGCAGATTTACGTTGCCTCCGGAGCCAAGTCCTCCAAAGCCGCCTGAGTGCGCAGAATACGAATTTGAACCACCACCTCCGGTGGCAGTGGCATATGCTCCAAAGCTGGTGGTGCCGCCACTGCCACCGGCTGCATAATATCCGACACCAGCACCAGCAGCACCAATTGTTACTGCTACTGAATTTACTGAGGTTGTGTCAATTCTGGTCTCAGCATAGCCGCCGGCTGCGCCCGATTCGCAATAACCCGCTGCTCCGCCACCTGCACCCACTAATTTGACCACTGCTGTTGATCCCTGAGTTTGTGTACATGCCCCAAAATACACATTGTTCATTGATCCTCCGGCGTACGATGATACTTGAATTTTTAATCCGGTTAGCCCAGAAACAGCAACAACTCTAATTGGGCGGGTTCCTGCTGCATCTGCGTAGTATCTGATATAGGCGCCATCATAGGTTACTCGACCCACTGTGGTGGTGTCGTATTTCCCAAAACCGCCAATAGAACTTCCACTTTCGTAGATATAGATGCCACCGTCTTCATTAAAATACAATGCATATTCAATTGCAGTATAGCTAACCCCAGGAGTTCTGGTTAGCCCAATCATCCACCAAAGATTTGTTTGACTGGGCGTTCCTTGTGCAAACACATTGGTTCCTGATTCAGTACTGTAAGCAGATCCATTCCAGTCCTGTGTGGCCACTGAATCTGTAATGGTATATGGACTTGACCCTGAAACACTGATTCCAGTGCCAAGGGTGTTCCAGGTTACAGCGGCCGGGCTTGTGGTTGGAACACTAGGAGTCCAGGTAAAACTTGTGCCGCCTGACGTGATAGTTGATGGATATGCTGATACTGATAATAGTGCGCCCAGATCAGCAGTGCCGGTCACATTGGTTGTTTGTGTTGTACTGTTGGGAAATTGAATTCCAGTTGTTGTTAGTATTGTTGGCATAATTTACTGTTATTTGTATGCATAAACTATGGCCAGGCCGTCGGCACCAGTGGCACCCAGTGTGCCTATTTCACCAATGCCGCCGCTGGCACCTGATCCAGGAGCTGCACTAAAATTATCAGTATTGTTGGCTCGTGTTTTTCCGCCAGGGCCACCATAATAACTGCTGCCGCCTGCAGAACCTTGACTATGACTGCCATGATTAGCATGTCCGGTACCCGAGCCTCCATAGATATTTGTTTGACCACCTGTTCCTAAGCCACCTTGGCCGCCAGCATGGTTTAGCCATCCGTTGGCACCTTGGCCACCAGTGGCACTGATGTATGCTCCAAAACTGGTGGTTCCGCCTGTTCCAGCAACCGCATTATATGATATTGCTGTTCCTCCACCACCTACTGTGACTGTGACCACTGTTCCTGCGGCTATAGAAAACATGCCTTCGGCAAACCCGCCACCACCACCTGATTCACAATAGCCCGATGCGCCGCCTCCAGCGCCCACCACTTGCACCAGCACTTTGGTAGCTCCAGTAGGCACAGTATAACTGCCAGTGGCAGCAAATTGTGTTATTGATATACAGGTGCCTAGATCTGTGCCAACGGTTGTTTGTTCTGTTCCGTCAAAACTAATGCCTGTTGCTGTTAATGATACTGCCATGATTTATTAAGTGTATGCGTAAACTTGTACCAGGCCAGCCCAACCTGTGGTTCCGGTGGTTCCGTTGTTGGTGTTGGCACCCGGTGCGCCTGCGCCCGGTGCGCCAACAGGCACAAATTGATTGTAATGGTGTCTGCATCCGTTGCCGCTGCCATAAAATCCTGCACCACCTTTGCCCATGCCGCCGCTTCCGTGGCTATTGGCATGACCAGAACCGCCACCACCGGTTAGATTGGTATCGCCGCCCGAGCCAATGCCTCCTGAGCCGCCTGTATGATTATATTGAGAATTAGCTCCTGCTCCGCCAGTGGCTGTAACATATGAGCCAAAGCTGGTGGTACCGCCGGCGCCTGCGGCTGCATAATATCCCACAGCGCCGCCACCGCTGCCCACTGTAACTATTACTGTGTTTCCTGCTGCCAATAATATTCGCTTTTCAGCATAGCCGCCCGCGCCGCCCGATTCACAATAGCCTGCACTGCCGCCACCACCGGCTTGCAACTTGACCAAAACAAATCTGCAATTGGCAGGGGCAGTGTAGGTTGATACTCCACTGCTGTAGGTGGTGATAGATATCAATTGACCTTGATCTGTGGTGGTGCTGTATGCACCGGTTTGCGTTGTGCTGTCTGGAAACGTTACAGTTCCATTACCTAAGGTAACTGCCATTTATTTTTCCTTCAATGCGTTTAGTTCGACCCTGAGTTCTTTGACTGCTTCAATCAACAAAGGAATCAATTTTTCATACTGCACTGTTAGATAGTTTTGTCCAGACTTGCTGGTACCGTCTGGTGCAATATCAAACGGTGCTGGTTTTACAGCTTCTGGTTGTGCATTTTCCACATCCTGCGCATAGACACCAACTTGATGATCATAGTTGTTGTATCCATACGTTTCAGCCAATTTGTTTTGTGTGTATATCACACCTATCATCATGTCAACTTTGTCTAGTGCATTCGTGACACGAGCAACTTCAGTTTTCAATCGTCGATCTGAATAGAATGCTGTTATTGCATTGGTTGCTCGTATTTCGCCAGCGGTGCCAGACGGTGTTGTTCCTACTCCAAGCGATGTTGTTATAGATACGTTATTGCCAGTGATGTTGCCAGTGGCTGACAATAAACCTGTGGCATATGCTCCTGTGGTTGCTACCACCACAACATTTGATGTGCCACCCACCCCCATTGTGATATTGCCATTGGAACTGACAACTGTGACGTTTGATGTGCCAAGATTGATGTTGGCCACACTGGTGATAACACCAGTCAACAATGCACCGTTGCCAAGAATATAGTTACCAGTAACATTACCAACAGCACTCAATGTAGTTCCAATTGACGCACTACCGGTTATGTTTAAAACGTTGCCTGACACATTTCCGCCAGGTTCTGTGCCAACGGTCCAGGCTGTTAGTGTACTATTGTAGGTGTACACAACACCATTGACTGTTGCTGTTTGCCCATTGGTTGGTGAGGTTGGAAATGCCATTATAATCTTCCTACTACTATTTCGATTGTGCCAACATCAGTGCTGTTGTAGCTTTCCACAGCCTTGCCAATGATCACCCCGGGCTGATAGTGCTGCATGTCCAGGCGTTCAGCAACACCTGCTCGATTGCTGGATACCACTCGATCACCAGCAGCAATCGGCCCAATCACCTGACAAGGTACACGGCCAATCAGGCCAACGTCCACAGTGTATTCAGAAACCAAGC